CTTGCGGGCCGCCTGTGACGCGATGTGACGCGCCGCGCCCCGCACGCGCACACGCTCAGGCGCACGCGCACACGCTCAGGCGCACGCGCACACGCTCAGGCGCACGCGCACACGCTCAGGCGCACGCGCACACGCTCAGGCGCACGCCCGGGCACACCTGGGCACGCACGCCCACGCGTGACGCGCCCGCACGACACGCGCGCGCGAGGCCGGGGCACGGGGGGTAGGCCGAAAGTCGGCCCCGGGGGGATGTGCCTCAGATTTTCGCGCAAAACATTCGGGGATAGGTGCAGTCAGCTTCACCGGTGCACCTTCAGGGTCCCCTTCAGGGTCCCCTTCAGGCTTCTCTAAGGGGTAGGTAGGGTGTCTATACCCCTTCCCTACCCCTTCCCTACCCCTTCAGGGACCCCTCTCAGGGTTCTATGGAGGGGTAGGTCTGGGGTCTAGCACCCTTCCAACGACTCTGCGCATAACCCTTAAGTATATCTTTCCGGAGTCCCTGGGTAGGTGGCCCCTAAATGGGGGGTTGGTTAGACCTCAAACCTTCACCCAGCGGGGTCCGCCGGGTTTCCGGCCGGTGACACCCTCCATGAACGCCTCCAGCTCCTTCTTCAGGGCCTCTTCACGGGCCTCCTGGACGGCCGTCTCCTGGTCCTTGGCCAGCTTGTCGGCGAAGTAGCCTACGGCCCCCGCCAGGGCGTCCAGGCGCCCGTCCTGGGCCAAGCTTCCCCGGTCCCGGGTGATGCGCGTGAGCTGGTGGAAGAGGCGGTAGTGGTGCCTCTTCTCGGCCGGGTAGCGGGAGACGCTGTCGTAGTCCTCCCGGATCACCCGGGGGTCCACCACGAGGCGGTGCTGGGCAAGGACAGGCTCCAGCGTGTCGATAACCCGCAGCTCCTTCTGTCGGGAGTGCCGTATCTCCTCGATGCCGCACTCAGGGGCGATCCGGCGGAGGTAGGGCTTGAGCAGCTCGGTGAACATGCCGTCCCCGAAGTTGCTTTCCACGAGGACCAAGCGGGTCCGCGTCTCTGCGGCCACCTTGGCGAACCCCTCCAGGCTTTCCGGGGAGTAGCCGTGGGAGAAGCCCCCGACGCGGCGGAGGAAGAGGTGCGAGTGCAGGGCGGACAGGACGGCGTAGCTGGCTTCGTCGGCGCCGCGGCCGGCGGGGTCGATGAACATGACCGTGGTGCGGTAGGGGGACCACTCCTTCTCGTCCCTGCTGACGAGCATGGGGGCGAACCATCGGTCCCCCGTCAGGCCCACGTTCGGAAGGTCGCGGAGGTGCTGGTCCTCCCCAGAGGCCCACACGATACGGGCGGGGGCGATCTCCGGGTGGCAGGCCAGGACGATGAAGTCGGCGAGCTTCAGCGGGTATCGGTCCACATCGGCCAGGGTCGGGTCCAGCATGAACTGGAGCTGGAACCCGGCCTTCCCGTAGGACACCTCGCGCTCGATTAGGTCGTCGTCAGAGAACCGGGAGGGCTCGGTCGTGGCCCCTTCCCGGCGCTCCTCCATCATCCGGGCGACCAGGGGCGCGAGGCGGTCACCGTAGGCCCCTGCCTGCTTCCGTGAGGGGACCCGGGCAGGCCAGATGCGGGTTTCGTAGCCGCGGCCCTCCAGGGTGGCATAGAGGGTCATCTCGGTCTGGGGCGTCCCCAGGTAGATGACCCGGCCGTTCGGCTTCAGGACCGCGTCGAACTCCTTGACGCGCTCGGCGAGCTTCTCCCGCTGGCCCGGCGTCTCGGCGGTGTTGGGCGTCTCCACGTCATCGGCGATGATGGTGTCCGCTCGGGACCCCGTGAGCTGGCCGAAGATGCCCACCGACTTGACGGACGGGGACTTGTCGGCCTGGGCCGGACCCACGTCGAACTCGATCATGCTGTCCCGCTGGCCGGACTTGGCCCGGAGGTGTTGCAGCTCGGGCATCTCGGCGATGAGCCGCTTCACGAAGGCGGAGAAGCTGTCCGCGTGCTGCTTCGAGGCGGACACGACCATGATCTTGTGGTCGGGGTCGCGGCGGAGGAGCCACGTCACGTAGGCCACGAGGACGAAGCTCTTGCCCACCCCTCGGAAGGCCATGATGATCTGGCGTCGGGGGCCGTTCTGGGCGCGGCGGGCGATGTCATACTGGAGCGGCGTCGGGTCTGGCAGGTTGAGGTGCTGCCACACGCGCCAGAGCCAGTTTCGGAAGTCTGCGTAGGGGTCTTTCTGGGTCATCTCGAAAGGTGCCCGGCAGCCGGGGAAAGCCGGCCGCCTGGGCGGGTCTGGAGGGGTGGCCGCTAGGGTAGTAGCGGGGAGGGGCTAAGGGGCCTCAGCGGGCTTCCTAGGCGCTTCTAGGGGCCTATGGACGAATGTCGTGGTCGTCTAGGTCGTCAGCGCCGTTGAAGGGAACCCGCTTGGCCAGCTCCCCCAGGTCGTTCGTGTCCTTGGGGATGCCGTCGATCCCGTTGTCCTTGAGGAACTGCCGGGCCACGTTCAGGACCGCGGCGTTGACCCCCTCGGTCTTGACGGCGTTCAGGAGGGTCTTTGCCAGGACTTCGTGAAGCTCATTGAGCTGGCGCTCGGCTTCGCGGCTCATGGGGTCACCTCCAGGGCAGCCGGCAGAGGGACGCCATGGCGTCCGTGCCGAGGGCGGCGGGGATGAAGGAGACGGTGTAAATCGAGGACCCGAAGGTTTCCGTGAGGAGGAGGCGGGAGAACGGCCCCAGGTAGTTGGGCGCCCCCGACCGCGTCAGGCCCAGGTTGTTAGCCATGCGGAGGGTCGTCCCGTCGAACGACATGGCCATCTTGTGGTGGAACCCGGGAGCCGTGTTGTAGGAGCCACCGAAGGCCCCGCCGGGGGTTGCAGGGACTCCCGCGGCGATGGACACGAGGCGGGCGGCTCCATCGCTGCCCCGCAGCTCGATGCCGAAGACGTTGTTCGCGGTCCCGTCATCAATCTGAAACGCGCGGCCGTTGCCCAAAGGGAATCCGCCAGTAACCCGGACGGCCCCGAAGAAGAACGTCCCGATGCCCGTGGTCGGAACCCCAACCGTGGAGAAGTTGACTGCACCCTGTCCCGTCCCGTTCGGGAACGCGCGGTTCGAGTGGATGCGCCTCCCCGGGGGCCGGGAGGGCCTCAGAAGGGGCAACACGTCAGGCGAACTCGCGGTTGAACGCCACGATGACGCGCTGGGCGGTCTGGTTGACGGGGGAGGCCGCGGTGCCGCTGCGGACCCGGATGAAGGGGAACCCGAACGGAAGCCGGACCTCGGGCAGGATCAGGCGGTTCGCGGCCACGGTGAACACGATCTCCGTCCCGAACGAGTCGAACACGTCGAAGAAGTTGGCGCCGTCGAGGGACCCCTGAAGGGTCAGCACGGCCGGGTCCCAGGCGGGGGGGAGGAGGTAGCCGAGGAGGCCGCGATTGCCAGAGGAGACGGCGTCGGACAGGGCCTGTCCGGCGGGGATCGTGAGGATAACCTGGGTGGCGGGGAAATACATGGGAGTCTCCGGAAGGTGCCCCACAGGTGCAGTCAGCTACACCTGTGGGGCGTTGTCTCAGTTGCGGACGGGCTTGCCGCCGATGGCGGTCGGCAGCGCCCAGCGGGCACCCGTCAGGACGGGCGCGGACTGCGCCGGGGCGATCACCCCGTTCTGGGCCTGACCCACCGTGCGGATGAGGACGGTCGGGTTCTGCGCGTTGTCGGCGAAGGTGGGCGTTCCGAGGGTGTTCAGGTCATCCGGGATGGCCGCGGCGGTCCACCGGAAGGCGCGCGGCTGGGTATTGGCGGCGGAGGCGGCCGGCAGGGTGTCCAGCGGCGTCCTCGCCCGCGCGTCGGCGGCCCGGAGGGTCGGGGCGGTCGTGCCCGCGATGAGGCGCACGAAGCCCCAATAGACGGCCGCCCGGAGGGCCGTGTTCGGGACGGCCACGAGGCGGTTGCCGACCGTGTTGAGCTGGCCCGCCGGGAGGATGACGCGGCCCACGATGGGTCCGAAGGCGGAACCCGGACCGTCCTCGGCCAGGACCACCTCCACGGCCGCGTCGGCGGACCCCGCGGTCGTCACGGCCACGCCGATGGCGTCGATGTTGATGGATACGGGGAGCTGGAACGGGATGGCGGTCACCTGACCGGCCACGATCAGAAGCGTTCCGGTGCCCGGAGCGAAGGCGATGCGGCCCGGGGCAAGGTCAGCGTTAAGGGGGATGGTCATGCGGGGGTCACCTGTTGAAGAAGGTGGAGATGAGGTGGTCGGCCGCGGCGCCCCCGGCGAACGAGGAGGCCACGATCAGGCCGTAGGCACGATGCTTGAACGCCTCCAGGGCTTGGAGACGGGCCTCGTGGTCGGCGCTATGCGTGAGTAGAAGGTCGAGCTTGCCGTCCAACCTCCCGATCAGGAGGTGAAGGTCCATGGTGTCCTCTTTGGACACGGTGTAAATCCTTTACAGGCCGCTGAAGGGGCCTAGATGTCGGAGCTGAGGAGCACGGTGTATCGAGCCCAGTCTCCCACGACCGGCGTCGTGGCGTTCCACCAGAGGGACGCGCCCTTGGTTCCGATGAAGGACGAGGGGGTCGGCTCCGTGACGTTCCCGCCCGTCTGGATGAAGGTGGCGGTGGGGGTCGCGCGCATGGTGACCGGGAAGGGGAAGGACACGACCCCGCCGCCGAACGAGCCGCCCGCGACGGGGCGGTAGAGGATGATGTTCTCGTGGCGCTGGAAATAGCGCGAGCAGGCGATCTCATCCACGCCTGGGGGGCGGCGCTCCCACGCGATGCTCTCGGAGCCTCGGACAAGGCGAGCGTTCCCCACGGACCCCCCGAAGAACCTCACGGTGACGTTCGCGCCGGTCGTGAGGCTGAAGGAGGCCCCCTGGAGCACAACCACGCCGTTCACGGTGGCGGTAGCCGAGCCTCCCCACCACAGGCTGTAAGTCCCGCCCGTGACGTTCGCCCCCTCGATCACCTGTTCGACACCCCCCGCGGGGGCGGTGAGGAGACGGCCGTTGATGGTCTCGGCCCAGGTGACGGACTGACCCGCGACCACGATCTTCCACCGGTCCAGACAGAAGGAGAGGTTCGAGGGCGCGGGGGTGTTCGACACATACTCACGCTGGTTGACGAGGAACCCGGAGTTGTCGAGGAGGTTGGGGAAGGCGTAGGCCGTGAGGTTGTTCAGCCGCGCCGCGACGAAGTTGATACGGTTGTTCGTCTCCGTGGCAATGGCGGCGTTCCGGTTCACGACCTCCGCCGCAAGGTCCGCGTCGGTGGCCGGCTCAGAGGACCACCCCACGGACCCCGGCGCGTTCGCCCGGAGGAAGCGGCCCACGTCCGCCAGGGCCGGGGACGGGACGTTGCCGCTGGCGATCTCCAGGCCCTGGGCGAAGGCTACCGCATCGGCCGCTGCGTCGAGGGCCTCCTGCGAGATGTAAAGGGACTGGATCGCGCTCAGGTCCAGGTCGCTCTCACCGAGGACGGAGGCGTCTTGGAAGTCCACGAGGCGGGTCGTCCGCGGGGTCGTCCGGCGGATTTCGATCACAGCCCCCGAGGCAGGTGGCGTTGCGAAGCGGGCGGTCGTCCCGTTATCCCAGGTGAACGGCGTGACGGTGCCATTCACCTTGGCCGAGACGTGGGCACGGGCGATGTAAGGGAACGGCACCGTGAAGGTGGCCGACGACCCCGTCCCGGAGTAGGTGATGTAGCTCAGGGGGTTCGACATTGGTCCTTAAGGTGCAGTTGACTGCACTTTCGTCAGGTTGCGGATTTCGATGTCTCGGCGAAGGGCCTCGCCCACCTCGGGCAGCTCCTTTCCCAGCTCCCGGAGCGCCCTCTCGCGGAAGGCCCCGAGGACTTGCCGGATCATGTCCACGCGGGAGCCGTCATGGTCGAAGGTCCCATCCGTGGCCCGGTTCCGGTAGGTGTCGGACTGGATCAGGTCGCTGAGGCGCTCGCGCACGGTCATTCCGCCCACCTCAACCTCGCCAACAAGGGCCTGGAAGCGGTCGTATGCGGTGCGCTCGGTGTCCCCCACCCGGAACTCGCGCAAGTCCACGTTCCCGATCTTCGGGGCCGGGGGACGGATGGCGCTGTTGTGGATGGTGAGCTGGCGAGCGATCTCCCCGTGGACATCGTTCTGCACCGTCCAGCGCCACTCGCGGGTGACCGGAGGGGCTCCCTGACCGGCCCAGGAGGACGTTGCGATGGGAGAGATGGAGTCCGGACCCCAGCCCGCCGGGATGGCGATGGGTTCCCCGAGGATGTTCCGGACGGGGTCCAAGCCCTCACTCCCGGGCATCCGGGCTCGGAAGCTGTCGATGATGCCCCGGACCTCCCGCATGTATGGGTCATCGCGGAGGGTCTGGTTGACGGCCGCCGGGATGAAGCTGCCCGTCAGGCCATAGAGCCACCGCTCGCCGTTCTGGGCAGGGTTCGCCAGGGCGCCGATAGCCCGCGTGAGGCCGCTCAGGTAGGTCTTGTTCTGGAGCTGCCGGGCCAGGGCGATCATCATGTCCAGCGCGAGCTGGTCACGCTCCCGCTCGCCCAGGAAGCCGGCCACCTCGGCGAAATCAGCAGCCACCCCCAGGAAGGAGGCGAACGGGTCCAGGCGGTCGAAGGCCCGGAACTCGACGCTGCCGTCCGGGTTGGTCACGCGGATGGAGTAGGGGCGCCACCCGGACTCCATGAGCTGCCGGCGGATGAACGGGTCGGACGGCCCGCCTCCGGTGATGGTCCCGTCGAAGGCCAGGGACAGGGCGCCGCCCCACATCAGTCCGCCGGTGGCCATCATGGCTCGCGCGCGTCCGGCCGCCTCAGGACCGTTCTGTCCGAAGAAGTCCTTGGCATACTGGGCGCGGAGGAGGTTCAGCCCCGGCGTCCGGTTCCACACGAACCGCGCGATGTTGGTCGGGGTCCGCACGAACGGCAGCACGATCTGGAGGAGCGGATGGTTGCCGGTGGCGGACATCAGCGTCTCGCCGAGCGTCCGGCCCCCGGACCACGTCTGGGCGCCCAGGTCGTCCGTGAAGGTGACGTTCCTTGCCCCGTCCAGGTGGCGCTGGTCGGTGGCGATCCCGGTCACCCGGTCCACGGCCTCGTCCAGGCGCCTCGCAACCTCCTCGCCGAACTCCTTGGAGCCGGGGAGATGGCCCGCGTCCAGCGCCGCCCGCCACGCCTCGGCCCGGACGCGGCCCCGGTAGGTGAGCTGCTTGAAGAACTCGTCCTGGGTCGTCAGAAGGCGGGAGGGAAGGCGGATCGTGGCCCCGAGGCCATTCACCACATGGGCGGCCACTTGGTTGTTCACGTCGAACCGCTCGGCGGTGACGTAGGCGCGGCGCTCGACGGGGCTGCGGCCGGGGTCCAGGATGCCATCACCCTGGCGTAGGGCCTTGCCAGCCAGCGCCAGGGACTCCCGGATGGACATGACGAGGCCCGCATACTGGAACGCGCCTTCCTGGAACTCCGCGCGGTTCAGGCGCAGCGCCCCGGCGATCATCCGCTCGGCGGGCTGGAACGCCGCCGTGGCCACATTCGACACCATGTTGACGACATGGGTCTTGGGGCCGCTGAGGAGGGCGTTGATCCAGTATTCGTTGATGGTGCCCAGCACGCGGGACGCGAAGGAGCCCCGGGCGTGGGCGAGCGTGGCCTTCAGGTTGCCCTGCGTCAGGCTCCCGCGGATGGCCTGCATCTGGATACGCTCGACGTAGCGGGCCAAGTCGTCATCCGACCGGGCCGCGATCCGCATGGCGTTCAGGCCACGGGCGTAGCTCGACTGGATGCCTTTGTAGAGGCCCTGAAGGTGGAGGAGGAGCGTGGTCGTCCTCTCATACGCCTCGGCCAGCTTCACCCGGTCGGGGAACCCGGCAAGGTCGTTGCCGCGCGGGTCGGCCAGGGCGGTCTGGAACCGCTGGTGCTTGTCGAAGGTGGCCCGGATGAAGTTGCGGTAGGTCAGGAGACGCGCGTGCGCCCCGGCCACGTCGCTCGTCTCCGCGATCATGCGCTGGACGAGAAGCTCGGGCCTCCCACCCAGCTCCTCCCCCATCTCGCGGGCGAGGTTCAGGGTGTCCTGGAACGTGACCGTCTCGGGACCCTTCATCGCCCTCAGCTCGTCCCGCATGATGACTTCATGGGCCGAGAAGTTGGCGGCGAGGGCCGGGTCGTCGGTGATGTTCTCCACCCGGATGCCGCTCAGGTTCCGCCCCTGCCCGAAGCCCAGCTCGGTGATGGACTGCCGGGCGATGGCGCGGTGCTGCTCGGGCGTCAGCTCGATGATGGAGTCCGCGGCCCGCACCTGGACGGGACGGAGCGTGGGCGGCGCGTCCTCGGTGTCCCCGGCCGCCCGGAGCGCCCGGTCCTCGGCCACGGCGAACCGTTCCCGCATCCGGCCCACACGGGACACGGCGGCAAGGTTCGGGTCATCCGGAACGGCCTCGGGCGCGGCCCCTTCAGGTGCAGTCGGCTTCACCTGTGGGTCGCCCTCTGCGTCCGCCGCTGCCCGCTTCGCCGCCTCTTCGGGGGTGAACGGGTCGGGCGTCGGGTCCGCGTTGTCGCCCACCGCGGCGGCCCCGTCACGGTCCCCTCGGCGCACCGCACGGACACCGCGCAGGGCGAGGATCAGGCTCTCGACGGCACCTCCGACCAGGAGGCCCTCGACGGCGGCCTTCAGGCGGCCCTCCGCCTCACTGTCGTTGGGGTCCGCGGCCAGGAACTCGGTGACCGGGTTCGAGAGCGCGGGGTAGCTCTCCACGAGGTTCGAGAGACGCTCCTCGTGGCCGTCGAAGAATCCCGCGTCGGCGACGGCGCCCTGCACCATGCCCCGGGCCACGTTCCCGCCGGCCGTGACGCCCCGCGCCCAGCCGAGGGCACGAAGCGCCCGGCCCGCCGCGATGAAGCCGGTGGCGAACTGGGTCACATCGTTGACGATGCCGCCCGTGACCGAGACCGGCTCGGGGAGGTAGGCCGCGAGGCTGCCGTTGTAGGCCCACCCGGCGGCAGCATCCACGCCCTCCGCGGCCCCGCGGGCGATCTGGGCGGGTGCTTCCATGACGCCCGTCGCCACGTCTCGGGCCACGCGGCGGATGATCCCGGGCTGCTCCTGCGGAGCCTGGGCGGGGGCCTCCGTGGGTTCGGCGGCGGGAAGCTCAATGCCACGCTCCTGAAGGAGACTGTCGAAGGGGTTGCTCACCGGGGCTGGTTACTCCTCTGGTTTACCTCGCGGTTGTGGCGAGAGATGAAGTGATGGGCGGCGTTCGCGCCGAACTGCCTGTCGAACGCCTCGATCAGCGCAAGGTCGTTCGGGTTCGTTCGGAGGCCCGTGACGAGCGCCTGGAGCTGGCCTTGCGTGGGCTGCATCCGGCCCGGACGATAGGGCATTGGGACCGGATCGGCCCCACCGGTGCCCGGTCGGAGCTGGATAGCCGCCTCGGGGAACTGGATCGGGACCGCGTTCGCGGCGGCCTGCTCGGCGGCGGACCGGGTGCTGTCGATGGTCCGCTGAAGCTCGCGGAGGCGGGCGCCAGGGACATAGCTCGGGATGCGGCGGTTCGCCTCCTCCTGGAGCCACACGACCACCTCCCCGTGCGTCTTGCCGGGGTTGGCGGCGCGGTATTCCACCAGGGCGCGGCGAAGGTCCGTCTCGATCTGGGTCGCCGCCAGCGGGTTGCGGAACACGCCGCTCATCCCCTCGGGGTCCCCGGCGAACCGGGAGGCCGACTGGATGATGGACTGCACCGCCCCGTCATTCAGGATGGTGCTGTTCTGGGCCTCGAAGTTGGTCCGGGCCAGTCGGCGGAACGCTTCCGGGCCGATCTGCCCCTGGGCGTGCAGGCCGAGAAGGTCCATCTCCTGGAGAGTCCCGCGGGCCGCCTCCAGCTCCAGGGTTGCGGAGAGCATCGGGTTCTCCCGGCGGGAGTTATCCCAGTCCTGGATGTTCTTGCCCATGTTGATGACCCACCCCGCAAGGTCGCGGTCAATGGACGCGAGGCGGGCGATGGTCTGGCTGGAAACCTCCGGACGGCGGCCCTCATCGGCGGCCGTGAGAAGCTCCCGGACGGCGGCGGTGGATGCCTCCTGGCCCTCGCGGAGGAGGCGCCGGCGCTCCTGAGTGTATGCGAGGTTGCTCGCCTGGACCGCGGCTGACTGGATACGGGACCGGGCGTTCTCCAGGAGGCCCCGGCCCTGCGCCGTGGTGGCGAAGCCAGGGGTCCCGTCAGGGCGAGCGCGGCTCCCCAGCTCCGCAAGGTCGCTCCGCCCGTGGCGGACCATGGCCTCCCCGAGCTGCGAGGACATCACGCGGTTGATCGTGGCCCCGTCCACGCCCTGGGCGAGGGCCTCGGCCTGGAGCTGGGTCAGTCGGGTGTGTATCTGGTCGTTCGACCACCGACGCTGGGCCGCCTCATCGAACACGGCGCCCACCGCGCTGTCGAAGCTGCTCTCGTTCCGGGCCACGAGGTTGCGGGTGGCGTTCTGCTGGTGCGCCCGGAGAAGCTGGGTTGACTGGCTGCGAAGCTCCTCCGCCGCGGCAGCCAGGGCCGAGGGGTTCCCGTTCAGGCCCTCCAGGACATCCCGGAACTGCTCGCGCATCCACTCGTTCACGGCGTTCGGGTCGGTGCTGGACGCGGCGGGCGATGCCCAGTAGCGGCCGAACACCTCATTGCCCCGGCGCTGGATTGCGGTTCGGGCGAGGCGCTCCTCATAGACCCGGCGGTAGAACGGGGACCGGTCGGCCAGCTCCGGGTTCGCCTTGACGGCATCCGCCCAGGTCCGGACCTCGGACTGCATGGCGGCCTGCGTCGCGTCGGCGTCCGCCTCGGCGCCCTCCGCCTCCCGGCGGCCCCGCATGAAACCCTCGAACGCGGTGTTCAGGGACGGGACGATGCCTGAGAGGGCGCCGGCAAGCTCGGCGAGGCCGCCGGAGGGGTTGAAGGAGGGGCGGGCCGGAAGGTCGGCCTGCTGTGGCGCCAGCCGGTCGCTGCGCCGGACGGGTTCCGGAAGGACGGCGGGACGCACCGGGACCGCAGTCACCGGACGTGGGGCCGCCTGGGGACGGAACTGGCCCCGGTTGAAGCTCTCGCTCACTCGTTACTCCCCGAAGGAGAACTGCCGGCGAACCCACCCGGAGAGGGCCGAGAGGGTTTCGTTGGGCTTGCTGCCGGACAGGTTGTTGTAGGTGTTGAAGGCGTCCACGCCCGCGCGCGCGAGGCCCACGCCCAGGCCGCTACCGGTCGGAACCGGCGTCGGCGCGTTCGGGGCCAGCGGGTTGATCGGCTGGGGCAGCCGCACGGGGGCCTGCGGGGAGAGTGTCCGCACGCTACCGGCGATCTGCGCGAGCTGCTGGTCCGCGTTCGCGTCGAGCGAGCGGGCCTCCCGCTCAAGCTGCCGCATCCCCGCGCTTCGGTTCAGCTCGGCGATGACGTTCGCCTCGCCCTCCTGACGGGAAACCTCCCCGAGGACTTGGTCCACGGTGTTCCCCTCCACGCCCCTCTCGGTGGCCGAGATGCGGGCACGGGCGGCGCGGCCGGTGGCAGCGGTCTGCTGCCCGCCGAGCTGCACCGCGATGTTCTCCTCGATACCGCGGAGCATCAGGGTGAACGCCTCGGCGTCCCGGTTCGCGGTCACCGCGGCCTGGGCCTTCTCTACCCATTCGGCCTGCCGGTCGAACTCCCGCCGGGAATAGCCGAGTTGCTCGAACGCAAAGTCCAAGTCCTGCTTCCAGGTGTCGTTCTGGAACCGGAGAACCTCGACGCGGTGCTGCTGCTGGGCGATGGCCGTCTGCTGGTTGTAGGTGTTCTGGGCCTTGATGTTGGCCCGGTTCTGGTTGTGCGACGCGATCATGCCCCCCACCTGGAGGGCGAAGCTCGCCGCCGAGAAGGCCATTGCGGGACCCATTAGTCAACCCTCCGGCTGCGGGGCGTATAGACACCCTCCCACTCGGCGTTCAGGAAGCGGGACGGCATCGGGCTGTCGTTGATGATGACGACCTCCGTATTCAGGTTGGACGTTCGGATGGGGAAGCTGAACGTCCCCGTGTTCAGCGAAGGGGCGCCCAGAAGGTTTCGCGCCGACCCCACGATGCGGCCCGTGAAGGGATACCGGTAAGTGCGGCGGCGGAACGGCGTGACCTCCACCCGGAAGTAGCCGCTCTCGGAATAGTTGACCCGCATGGTGCCGAGCTGGAGCCGGCCATCGGTGGTGGCCACAGCGCCTCCGCCCGGGGCCTCAACGCGCACCATCAAGGGCGAGAAGGTGTGGCGCAGCTCGTAGCGGCGGCCGAACACGATGCTCTGCCGCGCCGCGGTGCTGGTCCAGTTGCCGGGGACGGCGATCTGGGTTTCGCTGGGGCGGAGGGGGTCCAGGAACCGCCGGCCATAGGTGAAGCCGGCTGCGCTCGTGATGACGAAGCCCTCCATCGGCCCCGCCTCGCTGTAAGGCAGGGTGAAGGTGGTCCGGTCGTTCGCCGCGTCGTAGGTGACCGTCGCCGCCCGGTCGCCCAGGATCAGGCGGTCCAGCTTCGGGACCCACGAGAGGGCGCCGAGGGATCGGCCCGGGTCCGTGTCCACGCGCTCCAGGTAGAGGCCATCGGCGCGGGCGATCACAAGCCACAGGGAGCTGTTGATGAACTCCGCGGCCAGGAGGGTATCCCCGGCCGGGAACTCCCACCGGAACCACGCGGCCTGCACCTTCTCACTGTTGGAGAACTGGAACTTGTAGAGGAACAGGGAGCGCCGGTCGTTGGCGGCGATGGCGGCTAGGCAGTCCTCGGTGCTGCTGACGGCCATGTCCACGACCTCGCCCTTGATGTAATTCGGGACGTGGGCCGTGATGTCGTTGGCGTTCGCGGCGCGGGAGGCCCCGTCCAGGAAGTATTCGCGCACGGACGTAAAGCCACCGCGCGGCGCCCCGAAGTAGATGAAGGGACCCACGCCCTTGGGCCGCGAGCGCACCGAGGCGTCGAACTCCGTCACCTGACGGAAGTCCACCGTCGCGGGCGTCAGGACGGAGCCGCTGTTGTCGATGAACTGGGTCTGCTCAGAGAAGAGGAGGAGCGTCTCATTGAACGGGACCGCCCAGTGAAGGTCGCTGACCTTGACGTGCGACACCGACACGTCGATAGGATCGGTGTCGAGGAGCTGCATCGCAGTCTCCCTCCAGGTGTCGAAGAAGCGCCCCGAGCGGGACATGAGGATGGCCTCGCCGCCGATCATGCCCAGGCGGTTTCGGTAGAAAAACACGTCCGACACGCGCTTGCCGATCAGGGCAGGCTCGGGGTTCGTGTTCTCGTCGCCGCAGCGGCAGTCGGCCCACTGGGCGCGACGGAAGGTGAAGGAGCCGTTCGCCTCCCGGACCAGGATGTGCGGCATCGTGGCCGCGTTCAGGCGGATGCGGCGGCCGGGCTTCGGGATTTCGACCCACGTCCCCTGGCTGCCAGCCGTGGCGGAGTCGCTGTATGCAACGTAGTGGTTGTCGAACCGGTTACCCGAGGACCCCTCCACCTCCACCTGAAAGCCCCCGAAGGCGCGGGCCGGCAGAAGTGCAGTTGACTGCACCTTTCCCTTGACCGCGATGAGGCCCTGGTCGCCGAAGCTGTCGGCGCTGAGGATGGTGAAGTCGCCCCCGCCCGTTCGGCGGATGAGGAGCGTCGAGCCTACCCGGTCCACGAGCCAACCGTTGTTCCACCCGAGGATGGTCGTCCGGAGTTGCTCCGCGATGTTGTCCGTGCGGATGGTGGCGGCGTCGGTGTTGCTGGTCGTGAAGGAGGCCGTCTGGGCGCTCCCGCCTTGGGGCGTCAGGGTGACGTTGTAGGTCGTGGAATAGTTGCCCACGCGCACCGCCAGGAGCGCCTCCGGGTTCCGGGAGGGGGCCAGGACGGCGGGGTCCATGGCCACAGCGATGGATCGGTTGGCGACGAAGGTGAAGTCCGCCACGGTGACCGCGGTGAAGTCCGCGCCCGTGAGGTAGCCCTTGCCGTCGGGGAAGGCGACCGAAACCTCGGTGCCGTCGAACCGATAGACCTTCAGGTCCCCCGAGGCCACCACGACCACATACCGCTCCACAAGGTCGCGGTTGATGATGTGCAGGAAGGCGTTGAGCGGGGCGGCCGTCGAGAGGCGGGCGGCGTGTTCGGTCGGGGGCCGCTTGTCCAAGCCCGTGGCCACGCTCGGCCACCCGTTGATCTGCTCCTCCGCCTGACTGGCGAGACGCAGGGCGGGGGCCTGCTGAGAGACGCCCGCGATGAAGCTGGGGACGCCGCCGGTGACGAGGCTCATCGGATGCCCCCAAAGCCCCCGAGCGGCGCCCAGGGGTTCAGCGCCCGCTGCACCGACCAGTGATCGGCCATGCTCATATCGGCGCTCTCGGCTTGGTCATTCTCCAGGGTCACCAGGGCACGCATCTCGTCCTTCTCGGTGAGGCCGTTCCGGGCCTCCGAACCGAGGCGCCGGTCCTGGAACTTGCGGGCCGCGCGGATGGCGATGTATTGCCGGGCGGCCTCCGGGATGTCCTCGAACGGGAGGAAGCGGGTGATGTCGCAGCGAACCGACTCGGTCCACTGAAAGGTCAGGTCACGGTTGTTCCACAGGCGGCCCTGCCGGACGGAGGCGGCCACGGTGCGGTCGCTCGGGTCGCAGCGGAGGGTGTCCGGGGGGACCAGGATGTCACCCGGGAGGGGCGCCGTGGGGACAAGCTCGAACCCCTTGTCCGTGTTCCAATACCACCGGCGGGTCTGAACCTCGCGGGAGGTGCGGCGGAGAAGGTCGAGAGCCATGGCGGCGTCCACGAGGCCGACATCCTCGATGGTGCTGACCGGGGCCTCCCCGATCACGTCGAGCATGGTGTTGACCGCGTCAAGCTCGGTCGAGGCTGGCGTCGTCATGTGCGCGGCTCGCAGAAAAAAACCCCCGCAGCAATGCCACGGGGGTAAGGTTGAAGGGAGGAGGATGAGAGGGTGCGGGGACAGGTGCAGTTGACTGCACCCATCCCCAACACGATCAGACGAGGTTCGTCAGCTCGATGGCGGCCTCGGGCCGCAGGATGCCGTGGCCCACCGCATACTTCGCCACGATCAGGGTGCCCTGCGTCTCGATGTTGTAGGCGCCCTCGACGGACAGGTCCATGAGCTTCACGGTGCCCACGGCGGCCGGGTGGAACACGGTGCCGAAGGTGTTGGTGAAGTTGCCCTGATACTTGGTGTTGCCGGTCGTGATGTTGGTCGAGGGCAGGTTGTTCGACTTCACGATCTCGATGCCGGCGACCTCCCACACCTTACCGGTGCGGGCATCGGCGCCCGGGACGCCCGAGAAGTCGCGGTTCGGGACGATGGCGTCCAGCACGAGGCGGTAGTATTGCGCCGGGCGGAGCACCGCCGAGCGGCTGTCCTCCGGGATGTTCTTCTCGTCCAGCACCTGGGCCGCGGAGAATAGGGTGTCGCGGAGACGGCCGTTCGCGTTGGTCACCAAGTCGGGGCCACCATTCAGCACGGAGCCGCCGAAGCCGCCCGAGACGGTGGCCGTGGCACGGGCCGCCAGGACGAGCTGCTGGAGGACGTTGCGGTCCATACGCCGCGAGAGGGCGCGGCCCACCTCGTTCGTGTAGATGGAGCGAACATCGTAGTGGTTCATCGCCTCGTCAATGTTGGCGATGAACACGTCGCTGACCAGGAGGCCGTCGATGGTGATGACGCGCTGCGCGTGGTTGATCGCGCGGCCCGCCAGACGGCTGCCCGGGACGTGGTCGTAGGCGTCCGCGAGGCCCGTCGCCGGGAACTGCGCGGAGCGGCCCTCGGTGATGGTCCGGACCATGTGCCGGGTCATAATCACGTTCGCCACGTCGAAGGCGGTCAGCACCTCACCCGAGAACAGGTTGAGGAAAAGCGCGTCGGTCGGGCCAGCACCGTTCACCTGACCGAGGCGAGAGGGGATCATCGTCATGTAGTGTGTCTCTTGGTAGGGGGTTCGGATGAACCGTCAGTCCTTCCGGGCCTCCATCCACTCCACGCCGCAAGGTTGTCGCCCTCGGGCGGCCAGGGGTTGCGTGTGGGGGAGACTACCGGCAGCTAACTGCCGTCGCCCTCCAGCGCCCTCTCAGGGGCGCCGTTAAGCGGCTGACGCTGCTACGCAAGAGAACCCCGAGGGACCTTTCGGAACCCTCGGGGGTGATGAGCCGCCGACTTACAGGTCGGACGGCCTACGGGTGAACTCCCCGGGAAGCTCCTTGGCCTTCCGGGAGTAGATGCCCGCGACGACCTCGATCCAGCCATAGAAGCGGCCGAGCCATTCGTCATCGTGGGGCGTGTGCGTGCTGTTGACGATCAGCGTGGCGACCGCCTTCAGGCCGAGGAGGGCCAGGAGGAGGGCCTCGAACCAGTCCAGGATGTTCTCCATGGTCAGCCCACCACCCGCGCGGCGAACACATTGGAGGCGCCGACCCGGCGGACGACCTCCTCGCGGTAGCTCGGGTCGTTCCGGTAGCGCGGATCACGCATCGCGGCGGTGACCTCGGCCTGACTGCGGTAGCCGTCCGGGGAGGCGGCGCCGTCCGAGGTGACGAGCTGGGGCTGCTTGCCCACGGCGGCGCGGTAGCGGGCGTGGATGCCCGACACGGCGAGCTTCGCCATGTCCATGGAGCCGCGGTCCACCGCTTCGTTGAAGGCCCGAAGCTCCTGCTTGCCGAGGTTCGCGCGCGCCCACTCGGCGACGCGGCCCCACTCCTCCTTGCCCCCGACCGTGGACATCAGCTCGTCGGCCTGCTGGTTGACCAGGGCGACGCGGCCGGCGACGATGCCGTCCACGAACGCCTTGTCCAGGCCGGCCTTCTGCGCGGCGGCGTAGGTCTTGTCGGAGAGCTTCCCGTTGTCGAGGAACTCGGCCTCCAGGGCGTCCAGGCTGAGGCCCGCCTGGGCCACCTGAAGCTCCTGCTCGGTGGTCGGCGCGGGCGGGGCGTCCGCGGCCGGCGTCGGTGCAGTCGGCTTCACCTGTTCGGTCTGCCGACTGCCCAGCACCTTCTCCAGCTCACGATAGGCGGTGGCGAGCTGCTCCGCGCTGGAGAACTTGTCGGGGAGCCAGGAGGGGCGCTCGGTTGCCGGGGCGGTTGCCGGGGCGGTTGCCGGGGCGGTTGCCGGGGCGGTTGCCGGGGCGGTTGCCGGGGCGTCGGCGGTCGGGGCCTGCTCCGACATCAGAAGTCCACCCGGCGGATGCCATCGAAGGCCACCGGAACCTCACGGCCGGGTGCCTCGGACGGGCGCGGCTCGGGCACCGCGAGCGGGACCGCGGCCTCCGCCGCTGCCTGCACCGCCGCTGCCTCCGCGGACTGCTGTTCGTGGCTCAGGCCGTCCAGGGGGACGAAGTCGGCGACCTTGTCACCGGCGGCCTCGGCGGCCTTACTGGGGGACTTGCTGGGCATTGGTGGCTTCCTGGTTGGGGTTGGACATGGAGGCCCGGGCGCGGATCACCTCGGGGCCGAGCTTCTCGCTCAGGGCTTGCTGACGCTCCGCCGCGACCTCCTTCGCCACCTCTTCCTCCGTCCGCACGTATTCAGCGGGGGCGAGACCGACGCTCAGGGCGACGGTGGAAAGGGCCGCGGGGACCTTCAGGTAGCGGGCCGCGGCGCCCGGGCCGAGTAGCTCATTCGTGGCACGGGCGAACATCATCAGCCGGTTCAGCTCGTGGTTCCGGCCGAGTGCAGAGAGGCCGGTGATGATGACCGGCTTCACGTTCTTGGGCAGCGCCGGGATACGCTTGGCGCGGGTGAGGTAGGCCATCACAGCCTGGACGTAGGGGAACTGAAGCTCCTGCGAGAGGAGCGCATAGACCCCGCCCAGGGCATCCTCTAGCTCCCCGGCGAGGAGCCGGATTTCCTCCGCGGTCACGCGCTCGGCGTTCCGCTGGATGGAGCTGGTCATCAAGTAGGAGCGCGAGAGGCGGCGCTCGATGTTCTGGATCGTGCTGAGGGCGACCGCGAAGTCGGAAGCCTTGTCGGTCTTGATCGTGGACACGTCCGCGCCCCTGCCGGACCGGATGGCGAGGTTAGGGGCGTTGGCGATAGTGTCCATGGTCGTCATACCCATCGGGTCCACGAGGAACAGGAGCTTCGCGGCTGCGGAGCTGCCTTCCACGATGGCGGCCGAGAGGCCCTCCAGGGAGCGGAGGTCCCCGAAATTGTCGTCGGAGTGGCTGCGGCCGTAGTCCTCCCCGTCCATCTTCGTCCACCGGAGGAAGAGGAAGGGGCAGGAGGTGACGGGGTAGCTCCCCTCCGACCCGGGGACCGGCTTGCCGGCGACCTCCTGGTGGATGAGGAACATGTCCCCGTCGCGGCGCAGCCACGTATAGATGTCCACGAAGGACTGGGCGTTGGCGCGGCGGTATTCGTCGCGGCGCTTCAGGGCTGCCAGGAAGTCCTTGGGAAGGGCGGCGGTGGCGGCCCGCTCATGGATGATGGCCTCCACGACCTCGCCGGTAGGGTCCCGCTTGACCACGTAGCGGTCCAGGCGGGTGACCTTCAGCTTCCCCGTGGGGAGAACTTGCAGGCAGGCGTTGCCGGTGACGATGAGGTGGCGGATCAGCTCGCCGAGGGACACCCGGACGGCCGAAGTCTCCACCTCCTTCTGGACCTCGCTCTCGACGCGGGCGAGGCCCTCCTCAAGCTGCTGCTTGATCTGCGCCCCAGCCCCCGCGCCCAGCTCGGAAAGGACCGAGTCCGGGACCACGAGGCGGAAGAAGCTCTGGTTCGGCGGGAACAGGGCGAGGAGGAGCTTGCCGGCGAGGTTGTTCACCCCGTCCGCGCCCATGCTCTGGTAGGGCTTGTGTAGCTCGGTGGACCCGCCGGTGCCCTGCGGGGGCAGTAGGGCGGGGATGGTCAGCTTGGCGCTGTCCCGGCCCCGTTCAAGGTAGGGGCTGCGGGAGGTGGACAGCTCACTGTAGCGCCCGGCGGCGGTGTTCGCCCCCTTCTGCGCGATCATCCGGTCACCCGCGCGGGATGTTCAGACCGCCCGTGGTGGGCGCCGCCGTCTGAAGGTCGATGCGAAGGCGGCTGCGGCCCCGGCGCTGTGAGTCCAGGTTCGCGTCCTGCTCGGCGTCGGCGCCGGCCGAGGACACCTTCGGGGGACCCTCCACGATGCCCTGCGGGACCGCGCTCGGCCGGGCTTGCATGTCCGCCGTGAGCTGGGCCATGCTCGCCATGTAAGCCTCCTGGCTCCTGGCGAACTCGGCACGCTGGGCGTCCAGGGCGGCCTGCTGTCGGGACAGCTCCTCGCGGGCCTGGGCGATGTCCGCCGGGGGCGGGGTGTTGATGACGGCCACGGCAGGCGTCTTTGCCTGGAGGCCAAGGGCGCGGCCGATGCCGCGGAAGAGTCGGTTGAACACTCAGGCTTGGCCTTTCAGGATGTCTTTCTGCTGGCGCTCGAACTCCGCCCGCAACCAGTCCACGACCGCTCGCCGCCCCGAGTCGAACCAGATGGCTCGCTCCGGGGTGCTAATGTCGGGGCATCGGTGCGGGATGCGGGTTTCGAGGGCCTCCAGAAGCTCCACTGGAATTGGTGGGAACTTGGTCATGTTTGGCTCCTGGGTAGGTGGCCCTTATTTCACAGGGTCTGGACCAGGAACTCGCGGTCGGCCTCGCCCTTCTCGACGGCATGACGACGCTTGACGAACTCGATTTCCAGCTCCAGGTATCGGATCGCCTTGCGAAGGTCTTGCTCCCAGTCGTCCTTGTGCCCGGCCCTGGCGATGTATTTCACCGCGCTACCGAGGTTGAAGTTGAGGCCCCAGGCGTTGACGATGGTGATGGGCTCGGGCCACCGGTGGGTGTAATGGCTCGGCCGGAACACCTTGCAGGACTCCTTCGGTGCAGTCGGCTTCACCACAGGGAAGTCCCCGCCCTCGGGGTGGATGTGGGCCATATCAGGCGTCCTTCCGTTCGGGGAGGAGAGGGAGGATGTGTCGGAGGGCCTTCGGGACGGCCATGGCGTCGCTCGCCATCTCCACGGGGACTACCCCCGATCCGGAGAGGAGACGGTCGAGATTCTCCCCGAGGGCGTCCGACTGCTTCTCGGTGTGTTTCCGGCCGACCTTCTCAAAACCCCTCCAGGGCGGTCGGCGCACCCGGAGGTTGACGCTCGGGTGCCTTCGGTGCGCCCACAGGACCAAGTCGTGGAAGGCCGGGTGGACGAGGGGGGGCGCGAAGAGGCTGCACAAGAGGACGGGACTGTCGGTGACGACCACGTCCACCTTCCCAGCCAGCCGCTCGACTCGCCAGGACTGCTCGCCGAACAGGAGGGGCTGCCACCCAAGCGGCGAGCCGGCATCCGCCCAGACCCAGTCCTTGGCCGCCTCGGTCACAAGCTCGGCCTTGACGCTGCGGTGCTTCAGGGCACCGAAGATGAGGGCCGCGGTGGTGGACTTGCCATCGCCCGGGGCGCCGAAGATGTTGACGACGATCATCGTGGGGGGCTCCAGAGGCGGACACGCTTGTTGGCGAAATCGTAGTCGGTGTGGCGAAGGATGCGGGCGACGCGGGCCTGGATGAGGGCGTCCGCTTCCGTCAGCTCGGCGGCCTCGTAGCGGGACACGACCACCTCCCACACGCTCTCCGCCGGCTCCTCCCGGAAGCGCGTCTCTTCCTCCCCCTTCCGGGGGCCACGGGAGAGGACGTGCTGGTAGGGGATCAGGCGGGTCATGTCGTCCAGCGCCTTCTCGGCAGCGACCGGACCCACGCCAGGACATCCGGGGTAGCCGTCCGTGGCATCGCCCGTGAGCGTCTGGAGCATATGGTAGCGGTCGGCGGCCTCGGGGGTCACCTCCACAACCTCTTGCGAGGACCCAGCGCCGCGGAAGAAGTGTCCGGGGACCGTGAAAAAGTCCTTGTCCACCGACACGAGAACCTTCGGCCCGGGGATCAGGGACGGGTGCGTGGCGAGGATGCCGAGGACATCGTCCCCCTCCAGGCGGGGGCGGAGGTAGCACCGGTGGTTCTCCAAGAGGTGCTTCCGCATGGCGCCCAGGCATAGGGGCCGGCGGGTTCCCTTGCGGTTGGCCTTGTAGTCGGACCAGACGGAGAGCCTCCAGTTGGCCTCCTGGTCCGTGAGGGCGACAACGTGGTCCTTGCCCCCGAGCTTCTTGCGGATGTCCAGGAGGTGGTCCTCCAGGAGGGCGATGCCCTCGTCCGCGTCGGAGTGAAGCGTCCAGAGGCCGTCGCCCCAGTCCGTGGGCCGCTCGATGGACGCCGCGATCTTGTAGGCGACCACGTCCCCGTCGATAAGGAGGGTCGTCATCGGCGGAGGACCGCCCGGAGGATGCGCTGCCACCGCGAGGGCTCCTCACACGGGCCGGAACACCCGTAGTAGGCGCAGTAGCACGGCTGCCACCACTCCTGACCGACGCATTGCGCGCACTTGTAGAACGGCCACGCCTTTTCGTAGAGCCACCGGTAGAGGCGCTCGGGGAGGAAGCGCCGGATCACAGGAGAGGCTCCTGAACGGGGACCAGGGTCAGCTCGACCGCGCGGATACGGGCGCCCGGCATCGCGTGCTGAATCGCGCATTCGCTCTCTTTCTTCCACACGGTAGCCCGCTGAAGGTCCTTCTGCCGGCTGGGCGTGTCACTCCCGAACCGCGTCTTGTGGCGGCGGCCGACGAACGTCCCGTCCGGGTTCTGGATGACGAACGGCATCAGTGTTCGACCGGCAGCTTGGAGAGGTTCTTGGCGATGAACAGGGCCATCTCCATCCCCGCGATGAGGCGCTCCCTGACGCGCTCGTCACGCGCCGCGTCGGTGGCCTCGGCCAGGGTCGGGAGAAGGGCCAGCGCCTCCACGGCGGGGTTCCGGGGGTAGTCCGAGTATTCCTCGAACTCGTCGTCAGGCATCTTCTGGGGTGTCCTTGTGGTTGCGGATGGTTTCTCGACGGCGGAGGCCGCGGAGAAGGGAGAGGGCCTCTCGGGGCCAGATGCGGAACCACTCACCGCGGGTCCGCCGGTCCCCCAGGAGGTGGTGGGCGGCCCGCTCGGCGGTGTGGGCATCGGTGAAGCTGACTGCACCGATCAGCCGGAAGAGGCCGGTGGGGGACCATGTGTTGGCCGCGGCGAGGCGCTTCGCGGGGTCCACCGTCCGGCCCACCTTGGAGTGCGCGGGGTAACCCGGGTGGGCGATGACATAGAGGAACCCGCTAGTGCGTGTCGGCCCAGCTTCGCCCGAGCTTGAACTGGCCCGCGAGGGGGCACCGGAAGCCGAACTCGACCCCCGCTTGCTCAATGCTCCACGCGGCCACCTTCCCGACCTCCTCCGCGCACTCGGGGAGGGCTTCGATTTGCCACTCATCGTGGACATTGGCGACGAACTCATAGTGAAAGCCGGGCTTCGCCCCGGATGCGATCAGCTCCGCGTCCAGGAGGACGAGGGCCTTCTTCATCACGAGGGCACCGGCGCTTTGGAGGAGGGTGTTCAGCGCGGAGTGCGCCGAACGGACGAAGAGAAGGCGCCCGTCGAGGCCCTTCAGGTGCTTGCGGACGGTGGCCGCCTCCTTGACCGCCTCGGTCAGCTTGCCGAGGGCGGGGAGGTTGGTCAGGAACCGGGCGCGGGACCGCTTGCCGGCCTTCATGGCGGCGGGGCCGCGGGGGTGGCCCAGGATCAGGCCGAGCTTCTCGTCCCCGGCCCCATAGATGAAGGCATAGAACCACGTCTTGGCCACGTCGCGGCCCTTCAGGGTCCCGAAGGCGATGGCCTGCGGCTCCAGGCCGAGGGCGCGGGCGTTGACCGAGTGAATGTCGGTCCCGTCCTCCTTCTTTCCCTCCAGCACCACGCGGACATAGGCGCCGTCATCGTAGCGGGCCATGAAGTGCGCGAGGCAGCGAAGCTCCAGCGCATCGGCGTCACAGCCGACGAGCGTCATCCCGCTGGCGGCGACGAACACGGAACGGCATTGCTCCCCCCACGGGGAGTGAGAGGCCGGCACCTGGGCGAGGTTCGGTCGGGCGTGCGTCATGCGTCCCGTCACGGCCCCGTTCGAGTTGACCGAACCACGGATGCGGCCGTCTCGGGCGACGTGCTTCATCCACGACTCGTCCCCGGTCGCAATCTGGCCGATGCGCTTGTCCACCAGGAGGTATTCCAGGAGGGGCTTCGCCTCGGGATAGGGAAGGTCGGAGAGGGTCGTCTCGTCCACCTGGGGCTTACCGCCCGCGGTGAACTCGGTCGGGGTCCACCCGAGCATCTGGAGCCGCTTGGCGATCTGGTCGCGGGAGGACGGGTTGAAGTCCTCGATCCGCACCTTCACGGCCGGGACGCCCTTCACGTAGCCCAGCTTGCTGTTGTTGACCTTCGGGATGATGGTCGTCCTCACCTCCAGCGGGGGAAAGACGGCCGTCAGCTCGGCCTCCAGTTGCGCCTTGCGGTCCACAAGGTCGGCATAGAGACGGCGGGCCGCTTCCATGTCGAAGGTGAACCCGCGGCGCTCCTGCCGGGAGATGATCCGGGCCACCCGATGTTCCAGGTCGGTGCTCTGCTCGGGCCACCGCTGGGCCTGCACCTTGGCCCACAGGCGGGCCGTGACCTCCACGTCCTGCTCGCAATACTCCTGCATCTCTGGGGTCCAGGTTTCCCAGGGACCCTTGAAGTCGCCCTTGTATTCGCCGAGCCGGTAGCCGAACGCCTCCAGGGAGTGATTGCCGATCAGCTTCCCCGGGAAGGTTCCCCGGTTGAAGCCGCGATAGTCCATCTCCTTCAGGCGGTCGCGCGGCCAGATGACGCGGGCCATGACCAGGGTGTCCCGAACGTCCCCCGAGAGGGTGAAGTCGGGATAGACTTTCTGGATGGCCGGGATGTCGAACCCGATGATGTTGTGGCCGATGACCCGCGAGGCGGCGGACAGGATGTGGAGGCCCTGCCGGATGCCCAGGCGGTGGGTCAGGACCGATCCATCCTCCCCGATGAAGTCGCCCTCGGTCCAGTTGTCGGTGCACGACCAGACCTCGCCGGTGTCCATGTCCCGGATCACCAGACAGTGAACCCGGGTCAGCACGTCCAGAAACCCATCCGTCTCCACGTCGAAGGCGACGGTGCGGGTCACGGGGCGCTCCAGACGAGGCGGGGCTTGGGCAGGAGGTTGAGAAGCGCCCGACGCTGGTTCTGGAGGTTCTGGAGCGCGAGAGCGGCGGCGGGGGTTTTCTCCTTCAGCACCGCCGCCTTGGCGCGGAAGATGGCATCGGAGAGGGCGCGGAGCCTCGCCATCTTCTCCTCCAGGGTGGGTTCGTTGGTCATCAGAACTCCTCGCCCGCGCCGCTGGCGTCGAAGGCCGCCTTGCGGGCACGGTCGGCGAGGGCCTCCAGGTCCACCTCCTCCAGCCTACCGCGTTCGCTGTCGTAGTGGAGGTGCGTGGCGATGCCCGTCTCGCCGGTGAAGCGCATCTTTAGGACGCGCAGGGTTGTCATGTTCCGGGCCTCGGCGGAGTCCGCTTGCTGGTCCCGCTCCAGGCCGATGACGGCGTCGGAGAGCTGTGCGATGGAGTGCGACCCGCGGAGCTGCGAGAGGGAGACGGCGGCGCCCTCCTCGTGCCCCTTGTCCCCTGCGGGGCGCTTCAGGTGTGACACGAGGAGCATCCCGCATCCCGTCTCCTGGACCAGGGTCCGGAGCTTGGTCATAAGCACGTCGATGGTGCGGCGCTCGTCCCCATCTTCCATCCCGGACACGACGATGCTCAGGTGGTCCAGGATGATCCAGCCGCAGCCCATGGAGGTGACCATGAAGCGGATGCGGTTCAGGAGGTTGTCGCTCTCGGTGGACCCGAAGTGGTCATAGAGGTGAAGCCGACTGCACCCACCGAGGCGCTCGAACGCGGCCCGGCGAGACGCCTGCTCGGCCTCGCTCAGCTCATCCCAGGGGGTGGTGTCGAGGTGCAACGGGCGGCCGGACTCGATCCCGATGAGGCCCTTCAGGGTGCGGCCGACGCTCTCCTCCAGCATGAGCATACCGACCGTCTCCCCCTCGCGGAGGAGGTGGTGGGCCAGCTCGCGGACCACGGCGGACTTGCCCACCCCGCTACCGGCGGTGAAGGTCCACAGCTCGCCGCGGCGGAGGCCGAACGTCTTGGCCTGAAGCCCCCGCCAGGGAAGCTCCACGCTGACGGCGGAGTCGTTGCACTCGGCCCGGAACCGCTCCCACAGCTCGTCCCCGCCGAGGATACCGTCCGGGCGCCACGTCCGGGCACCCCAGATGGCATCCACCATCTCCCGCTGCTTACCGGCGGCGAGGGCTTCGTTCGCGTCCTTGAAGCCGGGGACCCGGGCGACCTTGCAGCGGCCCGGCGGGAACAGAGGAGCGCACTCCTCGATGGCCGCGCGGCCCGGATCGTCGTCATCGAACCAGAGGACGATGGTGTCGAAGCCGAGGAGCCAGTCCAGGGACTTGGCCAGGGACTTCTTCGCGCCCTGGGCGCCGTTCGGGACCGACACGACCGGCCATGCGTTCTTCTGGACTTGGCTCACGGATAGGGCGTCAATCTCCCCCTCGGTGACCACGACCATCTTCCCCTTCTCGCGCCACAGGTGTTGGCCGAAGAGGCCCGCCGCCTTCAGGTCCCCGAGGACCGTGAAGTCCTTGTTCGGGAACCGTATCTTCTGGGCGACAAGCTCCCCGGACGGGGCGTGGTAGGGGGCGATCTGGACGGGGGACCCCTTGAAGTCGTCATGGAGCTGGTAGCCGAACTTGGCCGCCGTCTCCTCGGTGATGCCGCGCTTGCGTAGGGCGCCGATGTGGCCACCCGTGATTAGGTCTTTGCTCATTCGCCTTCCGGCCTTGGGGGTGTCGTCCTCCCCCTGTCCCGGAGCGTAGTGGCCGCAGGCGAAGCAGTAGCCGTGGCCATCCGAGTAGACAGCATAGGCATCGCTGCTCTTCCCGCAGGGACAGGGGGAGTGATGGAGGAACTCAGCCTCGGATGCCGGCGGCACGGCCGATCTTGTCCACCCCGCCGGGCTTCAGCACGTAGCGGGTGTATCGCTGCTTGGTCGTCGGGTTGACCCGGCGGACCCGCTCGATGATGTGGCCGACCGCCTCCAGGTCGCAGACGCGGCGGGCGAGGGTGGCGCTGGTCATCTGAAGGTCGTGCATGGCCTCACGCGCGGAGATGCTGCCCACGTTGCTGAGGCGGTGGAACAGTCGGATGGCCTGCGGGCGGAGGACGAGGGCCTGGAGGTTGGACAGGCGGGGCTTGGCTTCCATGGGATGCTCCTGGGTTCGGAAGGGAGGGGAGAGGGCTACGTCCGGGCCGCCTCCTGCGCCCACCACGCGGCGGCGTCGAAGCAGGGGCAGTCCTTCGCCACGCCGGGGAAGTCCCGGTGGCCGCGGACGCGGGCGGTGGGGTAACGCGTGAGAAGGTCCCGGATCAGGCGGGAAAGTGCAGTGAACTGCACCGGTGCGAAGGTCCCTGAAGGGACACCCGTTCGGGGCGCGAGGCCGCCCACGAGGCAGATGCCGATGGTGTCCCGGTTGTGGCCCGCGACGTGTGCGCCGGGTTCCGCCTCGGGGCGTCCCGTCTCGACGCGACCATCGGACCCGATGACGTAGTGGTAGCCGATCTTCCGGAAGCCGCGCTGGCGGTGCCATCGGTCGATGTCGGCCGCTCGGGTCCGGGCGCCGTGCGTCTCGGCCGAGCAATGTATGACGATGCTGGTTATGGGGCGGCTCACTTGGCGGCCTTCTTGCGGGTCAGTCGTTCGATGGCCTGGACCCTTGCGGCCTGCGGCGGCTCGCTTATCCAGGCGGGAGGGATGCTCTTCTCGGCCCAGAGGAAGCCATGCTTCTCGGCCCACGAGCTGTATGTCGTGCGGGACCCCTTGCGGAGGGGCGCTCGGGCACGCTGGAACACGAATCGGATGTCCAGGTCCGGGTGCTGCTCCTTGATGAGGAGGTGCTTGGACCGGTCCTCGGGCAGGAAGTAGCCCTTGCTCTCGATCAGGATGCCGTTCTGGAGAAGGTGGAAGTCGGGGCGGTAGGTGGCCTCCCGTCGCACATACGGGACGACCACCTCCTCGAACGCGAATGGAACGGAGGCGAGCCGTAGCTCGGCCGCCAGCCGCTCCTCCATACCGCTGCGGAAGCCGAGGCGCTGGGCTGTGTCCTCGGCGTCGTTCGTGCCTGCCGACCCCCGCTTAGAAGTCGGGCGTCTGCTCGGCATCAGGATCGTCGTTCTCGCCCTCGGCGTCGGCGTCGAACTCCTCGGCCTCGAACCCGTAGCCGGCCGCGTCCTTCTCGCCGCCGCTGCGCAGCTCGATGATCTGCACGGCCTCCAGCTCCAGCTTCAGGCCCACCGCGCCCGTCCCCGGGATGAAGTAGCCGGGCACCGGGAAGTCCTTGGAGGTGGCGAGGCGGAAGCTGATGGCCGCGACGGTGCCGCCCCAGATTTCGGGCGGGTTCTCGATGCGCTGGCCGAAGCGGTCGAAGATGGGGACCTTGGCCTTCCAGCGGGTGCCGTCCTTGCGCTCGCCGCTGGCCTTGCGGGCGAACTTGAACTCGATCTCGCCGGTCGGCTCCTCGGTGGTCTTGTCGAGCAGCTCGGTGAAGAGCTGGTTGACGGTCACGTCCTTCAGCTTGCGCCGCGTCTCGGGCTTCAGCTTGGCGAACTCCGCCTTGCCGGCGCGAACCGCGGCGTCGTGGTGCGGCTGGAGCTTCTTCAAAAACGCCTGGACCTTCGGGTCGTCCGCGCGCATGACGGCCTTCGTGACGAACTCGCCATCGGGCTTCGGGTAGTCCTTCGTGCCGAAGTCCGGCTGGACGAGCTTCGGGAAGGCGAGGCGGCACCGCGGGGTGGTGATGCTGGTGCCGGATGGTGTGGGCATGGGATGTTCCCTGTTGTGGGTTGGATCAGCCGCGGCGATGGCGGGCGGCCGTGGCGGAGAGGCGCAGGAGGGCCTCGGGGCCTTCGTCCTCCGCGACCTCACAGAGGAGGCCGAGGGGGACGGGGCGGCCCGCGAGGACGAGGCCGAGCGCGCGCGTCATCGGTGAAGCTGACTGCACCGACTTCTCGGCGGGGATCACCGCTTGGTCAGCTTCAGCCACGCGAAGACGGCGAACCACGCCCCGCCGACGAAGAGGAAGGAGATGGCGACGGCGGCGAGGGGGATGCCGGGCCAGACGGCCGCGACGACCCAGTAGGACACGGCGATCTCCCCCAGGAGGATCAGGATGAGGATGACGGCCGCGACCAGGAACGAGAGAACACCAAGCATGGAAGGCTCCTTTCAGGGGGCCGAGAGGGTCAGGTGAAGTCGCCGTTCAGGGCGGAGATGAACCGGTCGGCCGCGGCGGCGGCGTCGGTGAGGTGGCCGGCGAGGCGGCGGGCCTCGTCCGCGGTCATGGTGAACCGGTAGAGGGCCGGGTCGTTGAGCCCGATGGACAGGACCACGCCCGAGTCCCCGTCCACATACGGCAGGGCGCCGCGGGTGACCGCTCGGCGAGGAGCCGGGACGCGCTCGCTCATGTGACCTCGTTCGTCAGGTAGTCCCTCACCGCCTGAAAGTCCTTCCGGGTGTCCCCCTCGGAGCGGGCGATCAGGTTCCTCGTGGCGGTGAACACGTCCTGCGGCTCAATGCGGAACCGCTCGCAGAAGAGGAGGAAGGCCGCCGCGATGCCGATGGCCTGGGCGCCCCGCTCGTCCTCGATGAAGTCCTGAAGGGCGTTGATGACGGCCATGGCGGCGGTGCCGGCACGGCGCGAGCGGGCGTTCACGAGCTGGTCATAGATGGGGGACATCAGAAGGTCTCCAACGTGAGGACGCGACGGACGACCGACTCGACGCGGCACGTCAGCACCGGCGCACCGGTGGTCTCCAGGGAGAGCCGCTCGGCCTCCCGAACGGCGTGTTGAAGGTCGCCGAAGATGGCGGTGGGTGGGCGCTCGCGCGAGGCGAAGTTGACGTAGCCGCCGCGGAGGAACTCCAGGCGGAGGCCCTCGATGGGCTGCGCCGCAGCGGTCAGGCGCGAGGCGCCGGTTCGGCGGATCGGGCCGTTCCACTCGACCTGATCCTCGGCCACCACGAAGATGTCCGCGGGGAACGTCCCCTCATGCTCCCGGATGTTGACGAATCCGGGCCACCCCTCCCTGTTCTGGTGGTTCGGGAAGATGGCCTCCATGATGTAGAACCCGCCCTGCTGGACCGCCCCGCCGTAGGAGGCGATGGCCAGGAGACGGGTGCCCCGCGGGGCGTCGGGGGAGAGGCGCGGAGGGGTGTTGGGGCTGACGGTCGGCCGGGCGGGTGCGGAGCTGGTCACGATGGTCCTGCTCAAGGTCATGTCACTTTCCCTTCGTTCGGTGGTGTTGTTGGCGGCGTCGGCGGCGGGGTGCAGCCGGCTTCTCCTGCGGGATGTCCATGGCGTCGGAGACGCTCTCGGCCACGGCCCGGAGCTGGGTCCGCGAGGCGGCGGCCAGATTGACCGTCCCCTCGGGGGCGGCGAGGTGGAAGCCCGCCGCACCCATTCGGATGGTGATGCCAAGTCTCATGGTGTTCTGGCCTCGCGGTTTGAGGGGTTCGTAGGTGGCCCTTAAATACCCGCCCGGTATCGGGTGCGATTAGGCGAAGAAATAATCGCTCTCCCGGACCCCGGAGACATCCAGGCTGCCCTTCGCCGGGGGCTTGGGGAGCTTGTCCACGAGCTTCTCGGAGAGCTGGTCCTGCATGTCGAAGTAGAACATCAGCACGGGGTCGTGGTCCTGGTAGAGGCCGATGAACGACTCCTTGAGACACCCGACCATCAAGTCCACCTTCGCGGCCGGGGCGCCGTAGCTGTCGTGGACGAGGGCGAAGTCCTCCAGCCCGTTGTCCACCGCCATGTTGACGAACATCCGCAGGGCGCAGGCGTCCATGGAGTGGACCCAGTTGGGGGCCACGCCCTGCTGCTGCGCTCGGCGGTCCACCTTGTTGGTGTATGTGGCGAGCGTCAGGCGGATGACGCTGCCGTCCACGATGGTCTTGATCCGGGCTTGGTCAGTGTCCCGGTAAGCCTGCTGCACGAGGAACCCGTCCGGGGTCGTCCAGGTAATCGGAAGGTCCAGGGCGGCGACCAGACGGGCGCACTCCTGGAGCCACGCCATGCCGTCTCGGGCGGCCCGGACAGTCTCCCCGATGGCCTGCCAGACGAGAGGCTGGAGCCAGAGGGAGGCGTTGAAGAAGGCCCGCCTCCGCTCCACCATGTCCACCGCATCGGTGAAGCTGACTGCACCGGACTTGGCCGCACGCTCCCCGATGGCGTCCTCCAGGAAGCCCCGGGAGGAGAAGTTGGTAGAGCCGTAGGGTAGGGTCATCACCGACCGCTTGGTGATCTTGCGGTCGATGCCGAACTCCAGCCACCGCTCGGCCATCTCCCGGGGGTTGATGCCGCGCTCCGCCCAGAAGGCGAGGTGCTTGTTCAGGTCGTGAACGATCCCGGTATCGGGACCGTCCGGGCGCACGAACTCCCGGACCAGGGTGAGGGTCCGCTCCGCCACCTTCGCATAGATGTCGCTCGGCTTGTCGCCGGGGACGAGGTTGACGGCAGCGCCACCCTCGGGGTCCCGGAGGGCGGCGGAGTAGTGCTGAAGCCCGTTGCATGTCCCGTCCAGGGCCACGGGAAGGGACGACACGAAACCGAAGCCGTGCCGCTTGAACGCTGCATACTCGAAACACCACGCGAGGAACTGAAAGGGGGCGTCCGCCTCCGACCAGAAGGAGAAGGCCGGCCCCCAGGGGTCCGCGTCCACGGCCAGGACCGCCTCCTCATTCCGCTGGACCCACTCGATGCGGTCTTGGAGGCTGACCTTGTCCACCCCGTAGTGGTTCGCCCCGGATATCATCAGCCACCCGGCGGCCCGCTCGTCGGCGATGGGGTAGCCGCGGGCGAACGTCAGGAGGCCCTTCACGTAGTCCGGCCCCTGCGGGTTGAGCAGGATCGGCATGGGGTAGATGCGCCCCCGGAAGTCCATCTGGTGGGGGAAGTAGATGGCCGGGTATTCGGAGAAGCGGCGAGCCAGCCGCGTTGCCTGCACCGTCTGCACCCGCTTGGCGAGGTTCTTCCGGTTCTCCTCATAGGCCCGACCGGCGGCCCGGCGCCAATGCAGTTTCAATTCCGGGTCATGGTCTGCCCCCGGAGGGAACGGGGGGACATCCACCTCCCGCCCGGGGAGGCCGGCGACGCTGCGCTCGGTATTCAGGCACTCCTCCAGCACCTCCAGCACCCGCACGTTGATCCGCCAGGGGGTGGCCTGGACGGCGTTCACGGCGGACAGGACGGCCTCGGCCCCGGTCGCGTCCATCTCCTCCAGGGTCCCCTCGGCCCACGTCTTGACCAGCCACAGGCGGCGGAACAGGCCCGAGTGATAGCCCCCCGTCCGGGTGGACGACCAGGGCTTTGGAGGGACGATGGTCGGCATGAACAGGGGCGACATGTGGGAGGCCGCCTCCCTGACCTCGGTCATCCTCTCGCGGGCTTCCTCCCGGACGACGAGGCGAAGGGCCTCCCTCCGGGTGCCCCGGTCGGTGGTGGCGAAGTCGAACAGGCCGGTCACCGCCCGCACCGTCTCCAGAAGCTTCATGCCGACCAGGAACCGGGTGCGCTCGCCCCACTCGCCGGCGACCTCCGCCTTGCGGGACATCCGCCGGGCGATGGACCGCCGCTGCGTCGTGCCCCGGTGCTTGGACAGCTCGGCCATGGTCACGGCGAACAGATCGGGCCGCGCCTTCTTGAAGGCCCGCATCCACAGCTCCGTCTCCACGGACGCGCCGATGCTCACGGCGACGGCCTGCACCCGCGGGTAGTCCTCCTCCCGGTTGGCCAGGAAGTCCCCGAGGCACGCGCGGAGGGCGAGGTAGGCGGCCTCCTCCGCCCCGCACTCCTCGATATAGGGCGCGGCGGTGTGTCGGCGCCCCGGGCCTCCCGTCGCGGCCTCCTTCAGGAACGCGGCCACGGCGGCGGTCACGGGGTCCACCATGCGGCGGAGGAAGTAGCGGCCCCCGGTGTTCAGCTCCCCCCGCTTGTCCGCCTTCTCCTCCTGGCGCTGGAACCGGGAGAGGCCCCCATCCAACATTTCCATCTCCAGCTTGAACTGCTTGACCATCATCTCCCCACTGTTCGGGGGGAAGTCGTAGGTCGTGGAACCGTCCGGCATCGCTCGTCCTCCTTAAGGGAACTATCAAACCCCGTTCGTAGGTGGCCCCTAAATAGGCCCTTGACCCCGTCACATGGGGCGCTCGTGTGTCGTGACGCGGGCGGGTCCGTCACAAGCCGCCCTCTCCGCGCGTCACATCGGCCCGCTTCCGGGGACCCTCTCGGCCCCCTCTCGTCGCCCCGGGAGCGGCCTGCCGCCTGGGGTTATTGCCTTGTGCCCGTCTCCGGGCCTGATTACTTGGGCTTTTAAGTCGCTTACTGTGGTTGTCCGGGACGGGACTTGAACCCGTATGCCCTTGTTGGGCCTCGACTTTTAAGGTCGGCGCGTCTGCCTTTCCGCCACCCGGACGGGGCGCTCGGGGCCTATGTGGCGCAGCCCCGGCGTGGGAGGGATGCAAGGGATTATACGTCCCTTTGCGGTGCAGTCAGCTTCACCTTGGCGAGCAGCCGAAGGGCCGCCGAGCGGGCTATGAGGGGGTAGTCGTCCTCCCGCAGGGCATAGAGGGAGGACGTGGACTGCCCCGTAAGGTCCTTCAAGAGGCCCTTATGGGGGTGAGAGATGACATCCCAGTCCTCCCGGACCACCGTCGCCAGCTCGTCATAGCACCCATCGGACAGGATCGTCTCGTCCCTGTGGTAGTAGAGGAAGGCGGACATCAGGACCCAGGACACGGCCCGATCCCCTCCGCCCTCCTCCAGACCGGCCCTCGCCATGTGGTCGAGGGTCACTCAACGCCCCGCACAGCGATGGTCATGAGCCGCTGCTCGGCCGTCTCCAGCGCCTCGGTCAGCTCGTTCCGGAGGACGCGAAGGCGTCTCGCGCCGTCCAGGCAGGCGGCCTTTCGGGACGCGAACAGAAGCCCCTCGAACTCCAGGACGTGCTTCGGGGGGTGAGTGCGGCGGTTCCAACGGACAACCGAGGCATACACCTCGGACTCTCGGTTGATGCCGCAGTTTAGGACCCACTCGGCCATGTTGTCTCTCCTCTGCTCAGCCAGGGGTATTCCAGGGGGCGCCATCGACGCGGCCAGCGGGGACGGTGGGCAGAGCGTCCGTGGTGGTCCTCCGGGCGGCCTTCATCAGGTCGTCCATACACGCCATTTCGGCGTCCAGGATGACCTGGTCCTTCATCATGCTGCTCCTCTGTTCATCGCCGCGCACGCATCCCGAAGGTTCTCGGGGGCCACGTTCGCATAGCGCATGGTTACCTGGATGTTCTTGTGCCCCATCCACTTCTGGATCACCGGGATGGGGACGTTCCGCTGCACCATGCGGCTTGCGCATGTGTGCCGGCAGATATAGGGAACGAAGTTGGGATCCTTCGACATGCCCATGAGGAACCGCGCCCGCTCCCACGGACTGCGGAGCCAGAAGTTGTCGTAGGGGAACAGCCGACCATTCGGTGCAGTCAGCTTCACCCGTGCGGCGATGATCCCGGCGACCCGGTCGGTCATGTAAATCGTTCGCTCCTCCCCGTTCTTCGTCCGCTTCACGGCCTGCTTCAGGTGCGCGTGGACCCCCTGCCACACCCGGATCATCCCCAGGGCGTCCTGGCCGGGGAGGACCACGTCCTTGGGGGTCAGCGCCCATAGCTCGGAGGGGCGGAGGCCGGTGTCTATCAGCACCTCCACCACCTCCCGAACATCCTCTCGGCCCCACTGACGGAACAGGGAGAGAAGCATCTCCTCCTCCTCAGGCGCGAGCCATCGGAGGCGGAGGTTGTGCACCGACACTCGCTCGATGCGGGGCATCTTGGCAAGCCCGCCGCGGTCGTAGGCGTAGCGCAGGGACTTGGACAGGACGGAGAGGTGCCCGTTGATGGTGGACCCCGCCTTTCCATGCGCCTTCATAGACTCGATCAGGGTGTCCACGGCGTCGGTGTCCATGCGGGACAGCGGGAAGTCGCGGCCGAAGTGTGCCAGGACCCGGCCCATCATCTGCCAGTTTTTCGAGGCCCATACGGTGCCCCGGTAGTAGCGGTTGAAGGCCCTCTCGACGGCGTCCCCGAGGGTGCGGGGCGTCCCCTTGGTCCCGTCCCCGGGCGTGTCCGCGGAAGGCTCAGGAGCGGCTCCTCGGCGCCTCCGGTCGGGCGTGCGGGAAGCCTTCATCTCCTCCCGCGTCTCCGCCTCCCACGCCTCCGCGGCCTCCCTGGTGGGGAAGTCGCGGCGCTTGCGTCGGCCGCCGACGATCACGTCCGCTTGCCATGCGCTGCCGCGCTCTCTCACTGGCATCTCAGCCTCCGATGATGTTGTCCAGGGAAGTCAGCACGCGCCGCCCCCGGGGGGTTATCCACGCCTCGCTCTCGCGCCGGTCCAGGCGTCCCTCGCGCACCTCGACAAGGCCCAGGCCGGGCTTCCCGTTAAGGCCCCGGTCAGAGAGCTTGTCGAACGTCCGCTGGGCCGCCGACTTGGGGCCTGATCTAGCTGCGCCACAATGCTCGCAGCCCCCTTTGCATACACGCTCTGCATGTTCTGCTCCTCCTGCGCAGCACGACGCCGCGCACGGGAGACATGTTTCATTTGATGCTCACAGCGTCAAGATCAAATGAACATCTGCAACACGAAAAAGGGCCAGGGGCATCTCCACCCCTGGCCCTTTGGCCCTCGATCCTTCCCGCCGGGTTCAGTAATCGCCCGGCCGCAGGACCGTGATGTGGCCGTTGTCGGCCTTGACCCAGACCTCGCCTGCCTCTTCGGTCTCATACGAGCCGAGGGCGTTGTCGGGATCGGCATCGTTCAACGCCGCATCGTCGGCGTCCACAGCCTCGCCCCAATCGCCCCGGCGGAACCGGGCGACAACCTCCTCGATGATACGCGGGGCAACCTCGTCCCTGATGGTGGCCGTGATGGTGATGTCCATGTCCTAGTCTCCATGTGGCGATGCACATAGGCATCTCAGGTGTGTTGGCTCGGCTGCCTCGGCAACCAGAGGGTGTGAATTACATGACGGCGGGGTCGCCCCGCAAGAGGGACTGGAGAACGGCGGCGCGAGTTGTCGCCTCCTTCTTCAACCCTAGATTGTAGGCGATGCGGACAGCCCGTAGGACGGCCTCCCCGTCCGCCTCGGTGCTGCTCAGGAGAACCTTCATGCGGCCGGCGGGACCCTCTCGGGTCACGATTTCCCAGCCGCCAGCGGTCTGGCGGAAGTCGAACATGCGTTTCTCTCCGGTGTGGAAAGGTGCAGTCGGCTGCACCTTTCCAGGTTTCGTTCAGGCCAGCCCGAGGTAGGCCAGGACCAGCCACGCGAAGGCGCCCCAGAAGGCGATGCCTACCAGGGCGTCCTCGACGGACCTCACTCCACGGTCACCGTGATGGTTCCCCGCTCGGGGTTCCAGGTGAAGGGCGTCTTGATGGTCAGGGTCATGATGAACCGCCGGCCCCCGCCCCAGATCGGCTCGTCCTTCAGGCGCATCTCCATGACGGTGTCGCTGCCCCCGGTGAACACCTCGGCCTCGAACACCCCGTCCTTCATCTTGAAGGGGATATCCCAGCCGGTGTTCGGCTCCAGCCCCACGAGCAGGCGGTCGCCATACTCGTCTCGGGCAATCTCCACGGTGTCGCGGAGGTTCGGCTTCTTCATCTCTCAGTCTCCTCGGAAAGCGGAGCGGCAGGGCAGGGAGCAGAAGAGGTAGATGTCCTCAGCGTAGGCGCCCGAGTCGCTCTCGGTGATGTAGCGGAACAGGCGGCCCCCTCTCCGAGTCCCTCCGCACCACGAACAGGTCCCGCCCGGGGGAGGCCGAACGCGCGCCCGGGTCAGGGTCGTCCGGGCGAACGGGTCGCGCCGGATCGTCACAGTCGAGCCTGTCTCGCTCATCGGACCACCCTCAGCACCACATCGAGTTCCTCCAGGGGACCCCCGAGGGCGTTGTCCAGCCCGAGGCGCTTCACGGCTCGGACCACAGCCTCGCAGGCCACGGCACGGGCGCCGGGGTCCGCGATGTTCCTGACCTCCAGGGCCAGGGCGCGGTAGTGCTTCCGGGTCATGACCGGTCCTCCTTCTCGCGCTGCCGGCGCTGGCGCTCGCACAGGACGCGGCTGGCATACACGAGGACCACCGCCACGCGGGCGTGCGGGTTCCCCCGCCGGGCCGACGCGATGGCGTTATCCAGGGCGTGCGCGTCGCTGCTCAGGGCGGGCGGCTCGAAGCCGACCTCTTCGACCCAGTCCTCCGGACAGTCCAGGCGCTGCACCTCTATGGTCCCGCTCCCGGTCCCGTAGAACAGGGACCACCCCTCGGCGATGGCCTGGGCACGGGCGGGGCTGTCCAGCCACCGGCCGTATGCGGCAATGAGCTTTTCGGACAACATCTCTCATCCTCCGATGCGAGGGCAAATCCCTCGGGGCACCGGTGCAGTCAGCTTCACCGGTGTCCGGAAGGGGCGGCGGGATTGCTCCCGCCACCGGGCCTCACGCCGCGACAAGGGTCAGGTAGGCGACCCCGACCGCGGCCTCTCGGGTGCGGTAGGACGCGGCGCTCCAGGGCAGGACCGCCCCATCGGGGAACTCCAGCGCCCAGCGCCAGCCCGCCGCCCGGGCGCACCACCCCACCCGGATGGCAGATGCCGCCTCACGCCCCAGGCGCTTGCGGAACTCGGCAGTCACGTATGGCTCACACATCGCTCTCGCTCCTGTCTGGGTAGTGGCCGGGCCACAGGCCGACGGCCCGATGGTTCTCAGTCGGAAGGCAGGCAGGAGGGACCCGCGCGGCCTTCCACAGCGCCCGCTCTCGCTTGGCGTCCGAGTTGCACGCGGCCTCGATCACTCGGGGTATCGCCAGTCCCCGCCACAGGGGCAGGGCCTTGCCTTGCGCGACCAGGGACACGGCGCGATGGCGACCCCGCTCGTAGGCCATGATGATGAACCGGCAGGACTGCCGATCCATCCAGCCGTAGTCCATCGGAAGGCCCTTCCGGACCTCGTTCCACGCCTTGCGACGCGCCTCCAGCATGGGGGCAGGCGACTTGGCGACGGGCCTCCCGCCCCGGGATGTCCCGTTCATCGGCTCCTCCTAGCGGCCTGCGCGGCCTGCCCGCCGCCGCCGCTTCTCGGCTGCGTCCAGGCCCGGGTAGGTGTGCCACGTAACGGCACCGCTCTCGGAAATCTCGACGGTCAGGGAGGGCGGCGCCCCCGCTGCCTCGATGACTTGCCAGTAGGTTCGCCGATAGACCGCGAAGGGGGTGGCATGGGCTCGTGCCAGGAGGGCGGCGTCTTCCATGGCCCGCTCCAGGGTGCGATAGGCGCACCCGGGGGTGATGTAGCGCATGGCTCAGCCCTCCACCGTCACGCGCACCGCGCCGACGATGTGACCGAACTCGCGGGCGAGGCGGCGGGCCTCTCCCCAGGTGCGGCCGGCCACCAGGGTTACGCGCGTGGCGCCATCCTTCAGGGTGGCGGTTACCTTGTAATGCTCAGGCATGTCTCAGTCCTCCAATGCGAGGGAACACCCCTCGGGCGACGGGTGAAGCTGACTGCACCC